TAAGTCTGTTGTTTAGATATGCTAGGTTTTGATCAATAATCTTCTTGCGGATAAAACTATCTTTGTTTGTTAATAGTTTTAACAAGAATTCTTGATGTTCTTTGTATTCTGTTAATTGATTAATAATATTCCAATTAATTTCTTGCAGTGCTGTATTTGTTAGTTCTTCAATTTGTGAATTGTAAGGATCTTCTTCAGTTTCTTTATTTGATAATGCTGATTTTAAATTATCAACGTTATTTCTATGCTCATATGCTTCTTTTGCAGATTCGTAAAACGTAGTAGGCTTACCATTAATGTCACCGATGTCACTAAGTGCCTTCATTGCCTCTTCAAGTTTTCCAGCAATTTCTGTTTGATATGCCATTGTATCGTTAAGTTCTTTATTTTTTGTTAACAAAATTTCTTCTTTTTTGTCATTATGTAGTTCTTGACCGCATGTATAACAAGTTGCATCGTCTAAATTTGCGATGTCTTTTTCTGCTTTTTCTACAGAAGATGTTGCACGTAATAGTGCGTTCTCTAATGTACTTTTTTCTTTATTAAGAGCCAAAATAGCATTATTATGTTCAGTCCAATTTGATAATTTTTCATGATTATCAAGTTCGGTTTCGATATCTAAATGTTCTAATTCAGCAATAGCTCTTTGTAATTTTTCTATGTCTTGTTTCTTTTTAGCATTCCAAGCACGAAGATTTTTTTGCAATTTATCAATAGTGGTTTGTATTTTTTCGTTAGACGATTCAATAGCATTAATTTTTAATGTCTCTTGAGTAATTTCGTCTTTACTACTTTTAATTTCATCTTTAAGACTGTCTGCTTTTTCAGTCAAAATTGTAATACCGAGTAATTGTTCAATAATAGCACGTTGATCGTTTGCTCTCATTGATAAAAATGGCTCACTGTATGTGTTTAATGCAACAATATGTTTAAACATATCATGACTCATATTAAGTAAATCATTAATTGTTTCTTGTGTTTTTCGACTGTCACCCTGTGACTCGTCGATTAATTCTTGTTCCTGTCCATTAATAAAAAACTTTAAAATATTAGGAGATCTACCTCTCTCAATTCTATAATCGAGCCCGTCCTTTTCGAAATGTAGTGTAACTAACATTCCTTTACTATTAGTTTTATTAATTAAGTTGTTTCGTTTAATATTTGTTAATGCAGTACCGTACAATGCATAACTTAGCGCATTAATAATTGTAGTTTTACCAGTACCGTTACGTGATCCACTATCGTCGCCTCCTTGATCTAGATTCTCTCCTAGTACAAGAGTCAGTTGCTCCTTATCAAAATCAACTGCTTGAGTTTGATTACCTACACTCATAAAGTTTTTTACTGTAAGATCTTTAATCTTAATCATATTAATGCTCTAATCCGTTATAAATTTCTAATAGCATTGCTTTGCTATAGTTTTCAGTATCTAATGAAGAAATTTCGTTGCTAACAATTTGATCTACACTTTCAAATTGAGTAATATCTAAATCTGTAGAAATTTCATCAATTTGTTTTTGTGGAATTAATGTAATTTCTCTACACCCAAAGTCCCTAATAAAAGTTTCTTTAATAAAACTTGCTTCTTCAAATGAAAGAGGAAGATCTAATGTAACTCTTAAGTACATATTTGGTTTAATAAGAGTGTCTTTTTCGTCGATTAATTGACTTAGTTTAATTGTACGATATTTTGGACAATTTGGCCAGTTGATGTACTCTGGTTCAGAGTTATTTTCACGATCGAGAATCATCATACCACGTTCGTCGTCCCACGCATCGGCGTAGTTGTGCGGAAATGCATTACCGATGTAATGAATTTTGCCTTGTCTTTGACGCTTGTGAAAGTGTCCTGAGAATACATATTCTTGATTCTTAAAATGTTCGCTTTTAAGTTCTCCGTGATCTGGCATCTGTACCATTGCATTCATATAAAAACTAGGTAGTTCAAAATGTCCAAACAAATATTTTGAATTTATGTTTTTTATTTTCTTCCATTCGTCACCTACTAACCACGGAACCAATGCTACGTCATCTACTATAGTTATTTCTTCGATAACAGTAACACCTGGAATGTGTTTTGCAAACTCAGTTGATTTTACATCACGTTTGTCTTTATAGTACAAGTCATGATTGCCAGCAAACATGTAGAAGTTATCAAACGCTGCACCTAATTTTTCTAATGCTCGTAATCCTGCATCCATAGTCGTAAGATTAAGACTATTTCTATTATGATTCCAGTCTCCGCAAAAGATACAAGTTTCACAATCATTATCTTTGGCAGTTTTTATAAACCAGTCTACAAAGTCTTCACAATCTTGATTGTGAAGCTTTGAATTACTTTTTAAGCCAAAATGAATATCGGTAAAGATCGCTGCTTTTTTGAACAAGTTTATAATTCTCCATATTTTGTTTAATTATAAGCTATTTTTTAACACTTGTCAATCACTTTTTTGTGTTAGAATATGCAGTCATTGTTGCTTCTTCATTGCGCTTCACAGCAGCTTCCCACTCACCTTCATGGAGTCTTGTATAACTTGGATTTAAGTCGTTCATTTCTAAAATATCGTCTCTAATGTTCTGATTACGCTTTTCTAAGTTAATAACACGTACAAAACTGTTAGTAACTGCTGCTGTATAATATGCAAAGGGATTATTTGACTTTGATTCGTCAAACTGTAGTCCAATCTGCGACAGTTGCAGTATTGCTTGACCCTTCATTTCGTCGTTGTAAGTATATCCACGTACATTTCCACGGGTAGCATAACGATCAACAAGTTTCATCCACATCATTGCAAGTTTGTTAGTTGCTCCGCCGTGATCTTTTGAAAAGTATCCGTTTTTCATGCCTCCGACCCAGTGACTTTTTCCAACTAACTGTAATTCTCCGTTAGTATCAAATTTATAGTGGTGAAAAGGCGGAAAGTTTAGTTTAGTTTTTGTGTCAGCTACTGTCTTTGGATTCTTTTTACGTCCTGGCTCTTCTGGAATATGATCAAATGTCATTATACGGAAGATCAATTCTTCTTTTGTAATTTTTTTATAATCAACTTCGCATTCTGCCTGCTTGACTTTTTGTCCAGCTTCTTTTCTTCTATTATAGTCTTCAGTAGATAACCTTTTTGCTTTATTTCGCTTTGCTTCGGCTATAGTTCTTATATTAATTTTATCTACACTTGGTAAAATAATATCATAAAGACCATAACTCGGATCAGTAAAACTATTGAATGTATTCTTTGACTTGTGTATTTCTTTTAATATGTCTTTGTTATTAAGATAATTTTGTTTTCTCATGATTTCTCCATCGCTTACTATTATAATAATATACATAGTTAATTTTGTCAACTAAATACATTATCAAAGGAGAATAAATATGTCTATTCTAAATGCGTTTAATCAATTGGCGTCAATTGGGCAAAATGCTGCACAAACAGTATTTAACCAATTAGGAGCCGAAGTTAGAAGCACAGCTCAAATAGCATCAAACAGAAATAATGACATAGGATACCGAAACCAAGGTCAGCTTTCTTTAGATCCTACAAGATTAGCTTCTCAAAATAGAATGTTACAAAACCTTTCACAAGGTGTTGGCGCAGGCGCAAATACTCTTCTTAGACAAGGAGTTTCGGCTATATTTACTAGTACATCTGGCGGCGGCGGCTGGCAAGACCCTAATTCTGCATCAACTAGAAATGCAGCATCTGGCGCCGGCGGGCAAAATTCTAATGCTGCATCTTGGAGAGTAAGATTAAGTGTGCCTAATACAATTAGAGATGCACCTACTTTATCTAGCTTTTCACAGACTAATAATGAAGTTGTTTTTCCTTTTACACCTAGTATACTTTTTGGTAATAGTACTAACTATTCACAAATTCAACCTATACATACAAATTATCCTTATAATGCATATCAAAATAGTCAAGTAGATGCAATTACTATTATCGGAGAATATTATAATGAATATGCTACAGACGGAGTGTACTATCTTTCAGTTGTACACTATCTAAGGACAATGACAAAAATGTTTTATGGAGAAAGTTCTCCAAAAGGCAATCCTCCGTTACTATGTAGATTAAATGGATATGGCCCGCATGTCTTAAGTAATATCCCAGTTTTAATACAAGGATTTACAATGGATTTACCATCAGATGTAGATTATATTCCGGTAAACTTTATGGGTCAAACTAATTATGTTCCAACACAGACTACAATGACAGTTACATGTATGCCGCAATACAGTAGAAGAGCACAGAGTAAATTTAGTTTGAATACTTTTGCAAATGGCGGCTATGCTTCTACAGGAGAAGGATTTATTTAATGTCAGTTTCACCTTTTAGCCCATATGCCGATACTCAAATTACAACAACAGGGTATTTAGATATTTTAAAAATACGTTCAGTTCCTGCAGAAGTAGACGATGTATTATACACTATAATTTCTGCTTATACTCATAGACCTGATTTATTATCTTTTGATTTATACGGTTCTAAAGATTTATGGTGGGTATTTGCTCAACGTAATCTAGACATACTAAAAGATCCTATATATGATTTTGTTGCAGGTACACAGATTTATTTGCCAAAGAAAAATAATTTACAAAAATATTTAGGAATATAAATGTCACTTTTTACTAATCTTATAAGTTCATTTAGTAATGCTTCAAAACTTGTTGCAACTGCAAATAATTTTAATAATTCTTTGTCTGCAAATGTAAACAACATTACAAGATTAGTAAACACTTCGAGTAGCATAGGACAAACATTTAGTAATAAGTCATCTTCCTTAAATTTAGCAGGTATTCAAAATGCAAATCAAGCATTTAATTCGAGAATTCCTGTTCTAAGTGATTTTAATAATTTTTCAAATGCAATTTCTATTTTGCCAAATGGCGTAAACAATATTGTCTCTTCTATATCGGATGTTTCGAGTGCTATATCAGATATTAAATCTGGAAATGTTGCAGGTGCATTTAATACTGTTATTAATAGTCCGATAGGAAATTTAATTCCTGGAGTTCCTCAAATAGGTAATGCATTAAATCAGTTAGATAACGTTGTTAATAATTTTTCAAATTTTGGATTAAACTTTGGAGCGTTTGGCAGCGGCACAATTTCATCATTATTAGGAACAACAGGAATAGGGTCAGCATCTTCTATTACAAAAAGTAAGCTACCAAATCCGTTAAGAGACTATGCATCATATAACTATCATATTGCATTGGGTTGTTTATCTAAAAACGAAGTTAACACGCCTTCTAGTACATATAGAAATAGAGGGCTATCTAACATTATTGTACAGAGCGCCGGCGGCACAGCTGGAAGGGTTACAACTGCAACTGAAGATACATATGGAGCACATGCTGAATATTTTATTGACGATTTAGAAATTGAAACTGTGTTAACCCCTAATAATATTACAGGACCAGTTACAGGAACTGTTATTAGATTTGTAGTAACAGAACCGTATAGTATGGGACAGTTTATTGAAACAATTGCTATAGCAGCCGAACAAAATAAGTACACAACATATAACGAAGCATGTTATTGTCTAGAAGTAAAATTTGCAGGCTGGGACGATTCGGGAAATGATGCAGGAAATCTTGGATCGCCGTCAAAATTTATTCCTTTTCGATTTACTAATATGAATTTTTCAGTAACAGGCGAAGGATGCGTTTACGAAGTCGAAGCTGTACCATTTAATGAACAAGCTACTTTTGATGAAAATGTAACTTTAAAACAAGATACAACTATAGAAGGTAGAACAATTGCAGATATTTTACAAAACGAAAAAGATAGATCATTAACAGAGATTATTAATCAGCGATTAAAAACTCAAGAAGAACAAGGTGTTGTAGAACAACATCACAAATATATTATTTGTTTTCCTAATGATAAACAAGGTGTTGTTAGAGCAGTAGATAGTGGAAATAGGGATTATGTCGGGTATGGTGCAGGACAAGTGGACCCCGGACTTGCTAATGCAGCAGGTATAACTTTAAGTGATCCTACAAGTAGTTCTTCAGTTTTTGATGGACTCAAAGCATATGCACAATTAGAAATTAACGACATCGGCAAAAAAGTAATTGTTGAAGATGTATTTGAAGAAGGTGATCGACCAATAGCCGAAGCTGACGCTGCAATGGATCCTGATAAACTTTTAATATTTTCAAGAAATGACGAATCTATGCAAATGAGTGATTTCTTAAGAAAAATACAATATACCAACGGCGATGATATTGTTAGTATAATTAGTGACGTAATTACTAACAGTCAATATGGCAGAGAACTTGCTGAAAAACCAGCAGTTAATGGAAAAAAGGAATGGTTTAAAATAGAAACATTTACTTTTCTTGAACCAAATCAGTCATCCGAGCAAAAGCTAGGAACAGATCCAAAAGTTTATGTATATGCAGTATTACCTTATTATGTTGACGAAGCAATATTTTTAGGTCCAGACAGGAGACCGTCAAATTCTCAAGCTTTAGCAGGGATGGCACAAAAAACATACAACTATCTTTATACAGGTGAAAATGAAGATGTACTTGATTTTGATATTGAATACAATTTTGCATTTTTTCAAAATTTAAATGCAGACCTTAATCAATTAGGCGGCGAACGTAGAGCAGGCGCATCTATCGAGACAGTAAATCCTGGAAAACAAGATAATACACAAATAGCTAGAGAATCTCAAGGGTTTGGTTCAAAGAGTAGTCCTAGAGAATCTAATAACACTTTGCAAGAAACTAATGTTAAAGGATATACTGCTAAAGGCGGTAGAAGAAATTCTGAATCGTTTTCGACTAAAGTTGGTATAGCACAATCATTTCATAATTCTTTAATGAATAGTAATGTTGATTTAATACAAGGTAATTTAAAAATATGGGGAGATCCGTATTTTATTCCAACAAGTGGAATGGGAAATTATAATGCTGCTCCAGCGGCACCATTTGTAACTACAGACGGAACAATAGATTATCAAAATTCAGAAGTGTTTATTATTATAAATTTTAAAATTCCTTTTGATTACAATCAAGATGGCACTATGCAATTTAGTAAATTAGTAAAACAATTCAGCGGACTTTATAAAGTGTTAGGAGTGAATAATAAATTTAGTGACGGGCAATTTATACAAGATTTACAGATACTACGAAGACGCGGTCAAAACGATAATCCCACTGGTGAAACTGAAAATATTGTACTCAGTCAAGAAGTTGATCTTTCTGAAGGTGATAATAATTCGTTTAGCGGCGCAGGCGGACCAGTTGGTACTAACCCTTATGCAACAGGATACGGCGCTGCTGGATCTGCATTAGCTGCTGGTCAATCAGGCGCCCTTGCTGCAACATCTGCAACCGCAGAACTTGAGCCTTTTGGAGGAGCAGGTCCTCCCATAGTACCATCTGGATCTAATACACTTACTGTAACATCTCAATCTCAAGCAAATAGTATTTTTCAAAATCCTAACTCGACTACAGAAGAAAGAGAAGCTGCTCAGGAATTTTATAGAACTGGAGTAAGTACTCCTGTAGTACCGGCTGGATCTACTACAGGTACAGGTACAGGAGAAGTTGAATATGTTTCAGGATTTAGTGGAAAAATTAGAAATCAAACAATTCAACCTAGCTTAAATTCTATAATACAAAGTGCAGCAAGAACTGCCGGTGTTAATTTATTAATAACTAGCGGCGGCCAAACATCAACAAGAAGAACTGGTAGTCACAGACACGATGACGGATATGCAGTTGATGTACAACTAAGAGTTCCTGATAGATCTAGTCCACTATCAACTACTAATCCAGATGATCTGTCTATTATACAAACCTTTATACGGGCAGCAGAAGGCGCCGGAGCAACAGGTATAGGAGCCGGAAATGGATATATGGGTAATAATACATTCCATGTTGATATAGCAGATGATAATACATTAAAGCCTGGAATGAAAGGATATGATGTTCCGTCATGGGGAACTAGTAGTGCAACTAACGACGGCGCCCCGCAGTGGTTAAAAGGGATTATGGGAGGCTAACATGGCAATTAATATACCTAGAAATATAACAAGATCAGTTAGCAGTTTTGCAACTACATTAAAACCTATAAGAAATATTTCTAATGCAGTAACTTCTATACAAAATGTGCCTGCACTTGTTCGAGGCAACATTGCACAAGCACAGGGATTTTATAATTCTGTTTCACAACAAGCTCGAGCACTTGCCGGCGGTCCAGTTGCAGCATTAACATTAGCACAAAGCGCAGCAAATAGTGTACAGGCAATTGTGCCTAATATAGCAAATATTGTAAATAATCCTATCGGAAATTTAGGTTCAGCTGTTAATAGTTTAGGATCAAAAATTGATACTAGTGTACTTGGAAATATAAAAAGCATTACTGATGGAGCTTCTAGTGCAGATATTGCTAATAGTATCGGTAATTCAGCTGTTACAAATTTTACGCCAGCTCAAGCCGATGCAACACAAGCATCGTCTATCAGCGGACGTCCATGGGTACCTAAGTCTCCATTAACTGATAGATATGATTTTAACAAAGGACAAAAAGTCTTTAATATGTTAGGCGACGGTCCTGCAGGCACCGGCGGCGGATCAGGTCCTAGACAAGGAGGAGGCACTGTTAATATTAAAGGCGGCGCTTCTGCTCAAACACAATCTAATGCAACAGGTAGTGCAGGGAATGTTTTACAAGGAGCACCTGTTGATCCCACCGGAGTGATCGGTAAAAATCCGTCTATCGAATATGACAACACAGGTGATCCAGCACTTACCGCCGCAGGAATTAATAAATCTAATGTAGGATACAATAAGAAAAAAGGATGGTATGTGAATACAGATTTTAAAGGTGCAGATAGATTAGATGGTATAGTATATCACTCAACACATCCTCTATCTCCAACCCAAAAAAGTAATACGTGGTCCAATAACGATGTTAGATCAGTTGAAAAATTAAAATCATTTAATGATGGTATTGGTGGCGGCTCTGCTCTATCTAAATTATCACCAAACGAAAGGGCTTATGCAAGGGCCGCAGGTTATATAAATGAAGCAGGTACATAATGAGTATAGGTAATACATATAGTAGAACAAAATTTAATTCAGTTAAACCATCATCAGGCGGTCCTTATGAAGCACTAGTTGTTAATCATTTAGATCCTTCATATATGGGCACACTAGAAGTTGAGTTATTACGACATGATACAAGCGGCAACAACCCCGCAAGAACTGGACAAGTATTTACTGTAAGATATCTTAGTCCATTTTATGGCGTAACGCCAGAAGCAGGAACACAAGCAAACGAAGGTTACGAATATTCACAAAAAAGTTATGGATTTTGGGCAGTTCCACCTGATGTAGGAACAAAAGTACTTGTTATTTTTGCTGAAGATAATAGTGCTTATGGGTACTGGATTGGATGTATTCAAGATAACTTTATGAATTATCAATTACCTGGTTATAGTCCTAGTACTAAATTTACTAGACCAGATACTCCGGGACCATTACAAGGTAAAAAACTACCTACCGCAGAATATAACAAAAAAGTTGAAACTGGTGAAGGTAAAGATCCTACTAAATTTAATAAACCTTATAATAAAGATTTTACACAAGTTTTAGAAAATCAAGGGTTATTAGATGATGAAATAAGAGGTACTACTACTTCTAGTGCTAGAAGAGAAGTTCCTAGCATGGTATTTGGAATGAACACTCCGGGTCCTCTAGATAAAAGAAAAGGTGCTCCTAAACATCAATATGGAAATCAAAAAACAAAAGCAGAACAGTTTTTTAATAGACTAGGCGGCTCTAGTTTAGTATTTGATGATGGAGACGACAAGTACATACGAAAGACTCATGCAGAAGATGGTCCGCCTGTATATGCAAATGTTGAAGCTGGGGATATACAAGGCGATGCTACTATACCTCATAATGAGCATATTAGATTAAGGACAAGAACAGGACATCAAATATTACTGCATAATGCAGAAGATTTAATTTATATAGGTAATAGTAGAGGAACTGCTTGGATAGAATTAACAAGTGATGGTAAAATAGATATTCATGCCGATGATAGTATTAGTATTATGACTGGGGCTGATTTAAATATTACAGCAGAGCGTGATATTAATATGGAAGCAGGTCGAAACATCAATATGAAAGCCACAGCAAGATATAGTGCTGGCGATCAATATGATGTTAACGAAAATGAAGCTGGAAGAATACAAGTCGAAAGTGCATGGAATACTAATATAGATGTCGGAAATGATTATAAATTAACAGTTCATAATTTGAGTGATACAACTGTTGAAAGCGAAATGAAAGTTTTAGTAAAAGAAAATTATCATTTCCATACTAATAAAAGCAGATATCAAAGATCAGATGAAAAAACACACGAAACTAGCGGGCAAAGTTGGTATAGAAAAAGCGATAGTAATATACATGACATTGCAGTAGGAATACATCATCTACAAAATGCAAGTTTAAGTATGAGATCTATTGCCGGCGAAGATGGCGAAGGTGGTGATATTAGGTATTATGCAAAAGGAAATGTAGAAGGAATTGTAGAAGGATACAGACGAGAAAAAATTACAGGTGAAGTTCATCTAATATCAGACGCTAATATTAGAACTCAATCAGCTGATGATACTACAATTATATCTGCAACTACAATACATCAAGAAGCAGGTACTACACATCATGTAATTGCAGGACAAAGTTCTTATCATAATTCGGGTTCTAATGTTAATATACAAGGTGCAGGTATTATTGCAGGGGATGCAGGACAAATTCACTGGAATAGCAATCTTAGTAATTCTGCTAGTGCTGGAGGCGATCCGTCTGTAGGACTTGCAGCACTACCTGCTGTTGATGCTGAACCTCCATTAGATGCAACCGAAGTTGTACACTTAACAACTATACAATTACCTTATATGTTACCAGGAAGCGAAGTTCCTACATATTATCCTAGTATTCTTACAAGAGCACCGCAACACGAACCTTGGCCACATCATGAAAATATGAACCCGTTAGTGTTTAAAACTAAAGAAACTGATAGAGAAAAACCTGGCAGGCTTGCAGGTAATACTTTTGCTCCGTTAACTCCTGATACTTTTGCTAAAGGTTCTGGCGCAGCGTCTAATACTCCTCCTGCATTAAGTAGTGGCGGAAACACTTTTTCTCCGTCTATCGGATATGACATAGGACAAATAGATCCTGCACTTGCTAAGGCAGCCGGTATCGAAGCACTTCCAAATATTGCTCCAAATATAGGATTACCATTAAGTACTGATCAGCTACAAGGCACTATTGCCGGACTTACACAAGAACAAACCGCAGCATACCTAGGAGCAGTAGGACAACGTGAAAGTAATAATAATTATTCAGCAATTAATAGTATAGGATTTGTAGGAAAATATCAAATGGGTACAATGGCACTTAAAGATTTAGGATATATTAGGTCTGATGCAAGTAATAATAATTCGACACTTAGAAATCCAGCTAATTGGACTGGCGTCGGCGGCATAAACAATCTTAACGACTTTTTGTCAAATACTACTGAACAAGAAACTGCAATGCTCAAATATACAAATCTTAATTACAAATATTTACAAAATAAAGGTGGAATTAGATCTAATGATAATTTAGAGACAGTTGGCGGTATGTTAGCAGGCTCTCATTTATTAGGTGCTGGAGGAATGACTAACTGGAGAAATGGAAACGGCGGCGCTGATGCATACGGAACTACGGGCGACGAATATTATTCTATAGGTTCAAGAGCAATACGAGGAAGTTAAAATGAGTACATTAGAAAAAAATTTATATAAACGAGTAAGTGTTACTAGTAACGGAATAAATCCTAGTAGTCAAGGAATTGCCTACAGAGGATTTAGCACCACTGATATTACAAGATCTGGATTTAATTTATATGATTTAGAACTTATAAAACAAGACGTAATAAATCATTTTCATATTAGGCAGGGAGAAAAACTTAGTGATCCTAGTTTTGGTACAATTATATGGGACGTTTTATTTGAACAACTAACTCCTGAGATTGAAGAAGCTATTATTACAAATGTAACAGAAATTATAAATTATGATCCCAGAGTAATATCAAAATCAATATCTGTAGTTACATATGAATCAGGCATACAAATAGAAGCAACTATAGAATATATTGCTTACGGAATTCAAGAGTCTTTAGAATTTAAATTTGACCAATCTGCTAATCTTGCGTAAATTAAATACGTACTTTTCTAAACCTGATAAATACATTAAATTAAGGAAACCGCTATGTCTATATCTGACAGACAAAATAGATTATTGTTAAATCAAGATTGGAAAAGAATCTATCAAAGTTTTCGTAATGCTGATTTTCAAAGTTATGATTTTGATAATCTACGTAGAACAATGATTCAATATCTAAGAGAAAATTATCCAGAAAATTTTAATGATTATATTGAAACATCAGAATATGTAGCTCTTATTGATCTAATAGCATTTTTAGGACAAAATTTATCTTTCCGTGTTGATCTTAATGCAAGAGAAAACTTTTTAGAAACAGCAGAGCGTAGAGAAAGTGTATTAAGACTTGCTAGATTAATAAGTTATAATCCCAAAAGAAATCAAGCAGCAAATGGTCTTTTAAAAATTGAAGCAGTTAAAACAAGCGAATCAATTTTTGATAGTAGCGGTGTTAATATGAATGGCATTACTGCTAAATGGAATGATCCTTCTAATAACTTATGGTTAGAACAATTTACAAAAATAATTAACGCTGCTTTGCCTGTTACAAATCCTGTAGGAAAGCCACTAAAGAGTGCAAATATTTCTGGAGTACCGACTGAACAATATCGATTTAATGCACTGAATACTGATATTCCTGTTTATAAATTTACAAGATCAGTTCAGGGAAAATCAGAAAAATTTGAAATAGTTTCTACCGATATTGACAATAATTTAATTAGTGAAGAACCACCATTGCCTGGAAATAATCCAGCGTTTTTATATAGAGACGATGGCAAAGGCGCTGGCAGTTCTAACACAGGATTCTTTATGCACTTCCGTCAAGGAGATTTACAAATTGGAAATTTTGCTGTTAGTAATCCTACGCCAAATCAAATTGTATCTATAGACACTCCTAATATTAATAATAGTGATGTTTGGTTATACGGGTTAGATCTAAACGGATTTGAAACAGAATTATGGACTAAGGTTGATACTGTTGAAGGTAACAATGTAATTTATAATAGTTTATTCAAAAAAATTAAAAATATTTTTGCTGTAGGGTCAAGAGTTGATGACAGAATTAATTTAATTTTTGCAGACGGCGTATTTGGCAATATTCCAGGTGGAAATTATAAGCTATATTATAGAACAAGTGCTAATAGATTTATGAATATATCCCCAGCAGGTATGGCAAATATAAACATTGAAATACCTTATATTTCAAAAGCTAATAATTCAGAAACACTTACAATTACACTTAGTTTAAAAACAAATATATCAAATTCTTCACCTGCTGAAACTAATGCTGAAATTAAACAAAATGCTCCAGCTACTTACTACACTCAAAATAGAATGATTACAGCTGAAGATTATAATGTAGGCCCACTCGCAGTGAGTCAAGACATAACAAAGGTAAAATCAGTTAACAGATTAAGCAGCGGAATAAGTAGATATTTTGATTTAAAAGACACTACTGGAAAATATAGTTCTACAAATTTATATGCTAACGATGGAATTCTGTATAAAGAAGATTATAATATTTTAAAGAAATTTAATTTTACTACACAGTCAGATATTGAAGGATTTATATACAATACTATAACACCAATTTTATCTTCAAACAATATTAAGAATTTTTATCTTTCTAAATACAATAGAATTATAGTTGATGATTTAAATGCTTCATGGAATTCACGTACAAATGATACTAATTTAACTACAGGTAATTTGAGTGACACTGACGGGGATCCGTTAGCAGTGGGCACATTTACTGCTAATAGTCTTAGACTATTAGAAGCAGAAACTATGTTAAAGTTTTTAGCACCGTCCGGCTATCATTTTATGGAAGACAATACTCTTATGTTAGGCGATGCTGATCATCCAGGAAGTAAAGAATACATATGGACTAAAGTTATTAGTATAACTGATGATGGTAAAGATTTAGATTCTGCATTAGGACCGATATACTTAAACGACAATGTACCTCAAGGAGCAGTACTTACAGAAATAAGACCAAAGCTTGCTGAAAATCTTTTACCAGATATAATTGTTCAGATTATTGATCAAACATTTGCATATAATGATTTTGGATTACGTTACGATCAATTTGATAGACAATGGAAAATTATTTTAGCAGAAAATATTGATACTGTAAACGAATTTAATTTAGGAAAAGCTGGAAACACTAGTGAACAAAATTTAGATTCGAGTTGGATTTTTTACTTTAAAACTGACGGCGAGACTTATAATGTAAATTATAGAAACTTAAGATATATTTTTGAAAGTGACAGTGAAATTAAATTTTATTTTGATAGTGCTGATAAAATATATGATAGTAAAACAGGTAAAACAATTAAAGATAAAATTAACGTATTGAATATTAATAAAAAGCCTGATGAATTAATGCCATTTACAAGAGATTTTGCATGGTCAATATCAGATGCTTATAGAGATAGTTCAGGATATATCGAAAGTAAAAAAATTGAAGTTACATTCTTTGATTCTGACGATGATGGGGTATATGACGATATAGAATTATTTGAAGAAATTGTTAGCCCTTCAACTAATATTGCTAATAAATTTATATTCCAAGAAAAATATATTACTGAGGATAAAACAGAAGATTTTAAATATTTCGATAATAGTAACAACACAATTATAATAGTTTCGACAGAATCTAACATAGGATCTTTTAGTGTATATAATGATAAACAAGTCTTTTATATTATTGAGACAAATGTATTCAAGTATATTGATAAAATAAAGAATAATACTTATGTTACAAGTGACTATAAAGCATATGTAGGTAGAGAAAAAATTAAGTTTCATTATTTACATACAGCTGATAATAATCAACGTATTGATCCTGCGTTATCAAATATTATAGATACATACCTTTTAACAAGAGATTATGATGTACAGTATAGACTTTGGCTTTCTAATGAATTAGATATAAAACCTATACCTCAAAGTAGTGATCAGTTATTTTTAAATTACAGTGGTCAACTGAACCAAATAAAAAGTATAAGCGATGAAATAATCTATCATCCTGTAAAATATAAACCATTATTTGGAGATAAAGCAATCGAAGAATTACAAGTAACATTTAAAATTGTAAAAAATCCTAGTATAGTTTTAAATGATAATCAATTAAAGTCAACAGTAGTTGATTATATTAATAAGTTTTTTGCATCTGAAAACTGGGATTTCGGAGATACATTTTACTTCCAGGAACTTAGCACATATATTATGAGTAATATGAGTCCTAATATTGCAAGTTTATTAATTGTACCAAAGCAAGATTCACAGGTATTTGGAAGTTTGTTTGAAATAAAATCTGAACCAGACGAAGTATTCATCAATTCTGCAACTGTTTCGGACATTGAAGTAATTGATGAAATTTCAGCTAAGAAATTAAAAGTAGATGGAAAAGTAGTTAGTGCAACTGCACAAAATAATACAGGAGTACAATCGAATGTTCTTGTATCAAATTCAAGTAGCTCTTCAGGAGGTTATAGTTACTAATGTCTAATAATAATCAAAACGAATACAGTTTGCCAGTTCCTGGAGATTCTGAAAGAAAAACAAGTAATCTATTACCAAAATTCTTTAGAACTACTGCAAACATTAATTTTTTACAAGCAACACTAGATCAATTAACACAACCAGGCACAGCAGAAAAACTATCAGGATATTTTGGAAGAAAGCATGCCAAATCATATAATACTACTACAGATAACTATATCGGAGATATATCATTAGATAGAGAAAACTATCAATTTGAACCTGCAACTGTAATAGAAGATAATTTAGGCAATGTAAAATTTTATGGCGACTATATCGATTATATCAATTCTATAAGTAATTTTTCAGGATCAGTTGCTAATCACAGCAAATTAAATTCTCAAGAGTCTTATGCATGGAACCCTGGTATTGACTGGGATAAATTTGTAAACTTTCGTGAATATTACTGGATACCTGAAGGACCGCAGCCTGTTGCAATCCAAGGTCAAGAAAGAGGAATTGAAAGTACATACACAGTTACATTAGAAGAAGACGACGATAATTTTGCTTATGTATTTTCTCCAAATGGATTTAGTAGAAATCCTAACTTAAAATTATATAGAGGACAGACTTATAAATTTGAAATAGATACTCCAGGTCATCCTATGGCATTTGCGTTATCACGAACCTTTACACCCGGGTCAGCATTATTAACTGGCAGAAGAGATGATTCAAGTGGCCCTGATTTATATAATTCAGTTATATATAACGAAGAAGGTGCTGTGTCTGAACCAGGTGATTTTTTTGTAATACCTGCAGACGGTATAATTACTTTTGAAGACGATGCCGAAAATATTTCTACACTTTATCCAGATGGAATAAGAAAACTAAACGAAGATAATGAAGAAATTGCAACCCTATATATTGAAAAGGGAACTATAGAATTTACTATTCCTGATAATGCGCCTGATAAATTATTTTACATATCAAAAAATGATGTGAATACTAGTGGCAATATCCGAGTATATGATATTGAAGAAAATACATCTATCGATGTAGCAGCAGAAATATTAGGTAAAAAAGAATACACAACAAAAGATGGCTGGAGTGTTTCAAATGGAATGAAAGTATACTTCCTTGGGGACACAGTGCCACAAAGTTACGAAACAGGTCAGTATTATGTTGAGGGTGTCGGCGACAAGATTAGATTAGTAAACACTATAGATTTAATTATTCCTGCATCATATTCTGAAAATAGATTAGTTCCGTTTGACTCCCAAGGATTTGATATATTGCCATGGAGTAATAATAATTCATATCCTGCAACAAAAGATTATATTGTTTCTAATCGTGCAGCAATTGACAAAAATGCCTGGTCTAGATATAATAGGTGGATTCATAGAGATGTTATAGATAAAAGTGCTGAAATTAATTTAACACAGGTTAATATTGATGAAGATGCTAGAGCTAAACGTCCTATTATTGAATTTGAAGCAGGATTAAAATTATTTAATTTTGGAACATTTGCAAAAAAAGATATTGATCTTATTGATGATTTTACAACAGATGTATTTTCTATTATAGAAGGCTCATCTGGCTATAATATCGACGGTGTTGATATAACTGAAGGTATGCGAATACTTTTTACTGCTGATACAGATATACTTGTCAAAGACAAAATATATATTGTAAAGTTTTTGAACTTCCAAGGTTATAGACAAATAAGTTTATTTGAAACTGATGATTCTAATCCATTAGATTTAGAAACTGTTTTAGTTACAAAGGGTACTAATAATGCAGGTAAAAGTTATCATTTTACTAATAACAAATGGAATCTAGGACAATTAAAAACAAAAACTAACCAGCCGCCTAAATTTGATTTATGTTGTCCTAATGGAAACGACTTTGGCGACTCTGCTATATTTGAAAGTTCAAATTTTACAGGAACAAAGCTTTTTAGTTATAGAGAAGGAACTGGAACTCCTGATGAAGAATTAGGATTTCCTTTAAGCTATAGAACTATAGATAATAGTGGCGATATTGTGTTTGACTTTAATTTATTATCAGATACATTTACTACACAAAGTGAAACTGGTATTAGTACAGTCTATACAGATAATGCATATTTAAGAAAATATACAAGTCGAGAAGATTTTAAATATCAAAACGGCTGGGCATCTCACCCCACAATAACAAAACAGTATGTTATTAGACAATACACATCTACATTACAACAAAATAATAACTTTGAAATTGATGTTTACGAAAATTCAACTTTACTAACAGATTTAAAAGTCAAGGTATTTGTTAATGACAGATTTCAAAAAGAAAATGTAGATTATCAAATAGATAGAATTAATAAAAAAACTTTTGTAAGATTTACAAATAATTTACAAGAAAATCAAATTGTAATTATAAAAACTTTATCAAATAGTCCTAAATCTAAAAATGGATTTTATGAAATACCTAATAACTTAGAAAGAAACCCGTTAAATGAAAATGTAGTTGATTTTACATTAGGAGAAGTTGTAGACCATGTCAATACAATGATAGGTGAAATTCCTAAATTTGACGGTACATATCCTGGAAAAAGTAATTTAAGAGATTTAGGAGATCTTGATAAGTTTGGTACTAGATTTATGAAACATTCTGGACCTGTAAATTTAGCAAATTATCATTTAAATTCTCAGGAACATAATATTGTAAGTGCTTTACGTTTTTCTAAACAAGAGTATGCAAAATTTAAAAGACAGCTTATACAAACTGCTACAAAATTAGGATATTCAGGACCAGTAATACAGCATTTAGATAAAATATTATTAGAAATTAATAAAGATAAAACATCTAATATGCCATTTTATTTTAGTGATATGATATCTTATAATACAGGTAAAAGATTAGTTTACGAAGTACTAGATAACACAAATCCTTTTTTTGCAATAAGTAATCCATTTGACGACAGCATAATAAGCACTACTGCGGTTAATGTTTATTTGAACGGTACTCAATTATTAAAAGGACGTGATTATACATTTAGTTCTGAAGGATTTGCTGTTATCATAGCCGATAAAGAAGTTGGCGATACTATTGAAATTTATGAGTATAGTTCAACAGATGGATCGTATGTTCCGCCTACACCTACAAAACTAGGATTGTATCCTAGTTACGAACCAAAAATTTATATTGATGATAGATTTAGAGAACCTACACGAGTAATACAAGGCCACGACGGAAGTATTACTGTAGCATTTAACGACTATCGAGATGATTTATTATTAGAATTTGAAAAACGAATATTTAATAATATTAAAGTAAATTATAATCCTAACATCTTTGACATTAATGATTATGTTGGAGGATTTTATAGAGATACCAAATTTACTAAACAGGAAATAGATAATACGTTATTGATTGATTTCTTGCAATGGAATCAAATAGTTGATGAAGATTATACAGAAAATAGTTTTTATAATAGATCGGATAAATTTTTAATAAATTATTCTTCAATGACCGGACCTGATGACGAAACCTTGCCAGGATTTTGGAGAGGTATTTATAAGCAAGCATATGACACAGATCGTCCACACAGTCATCCATGGGAAATGATAGGATTTACAATCAAACCTTCTTGGTGGGACGAAGTTTATGGAGTAGCTCCGTATACAAAAAATAATTTAGTATTATGGGAAGATTTACAAGAAGGCTTGATAAGAGAGCCAGGAAAATTACCTATTAGAAATCCAAAATATGTAAGACCGGGATTAGTATCTCATATTCCCGCAGACGATAGAGGAAATTTAACTGCTCCGTTAGAAAGTAATTTTGCAAAGAATTATGTTGCAAGTTATACACGTCAACGATTTACATTTGGAGATTTTGCTCCAGTAGAAGCAGCATGGAGAAATTCAAGCGAATATCCTTTTGCAATATTGCTTAGTTACTTACTAAATCAACCAGCTAAAGTACTTGGTACTGCTTTTGATATTTCTAGAATGTCTAGAAATTTCTGCGGACAATTAGTTTACACTCCTACAGGAAAAAGTATAGAATTAGAAAAAATTAAATTTCCTAATACGTATAATGATGATGAAAGAATTTATACAAGTGGGTTAGTGAATTACCAGTATAATTATATTTCAGGCTATGTAACAAAAATATACGAAGATTATATTAACAATGTTAAATCAATTAAAAACAAAATGGGTTTTAAAATAGCTGGGTTTAGTAATAAAGATAAGTTTAAATTATTATTAGACAGTAGAACACCTTATAATCAAGGTAATGTATTTGTACCTGAAGAAAACTATAAAATATTCTTACATAAAAGTACACCGGTTGATATTGCTAACTACAGTGGTGTAATTGTACAAAAAAGTGCATCTGGTTATATAATTAAAGGTTATGATCCGTCTAAGCCGCAATTTTCATATTATAAACCGATTACTTCATTTTCAGATCCGAAAATTTCGGTAGGAGGAGTTAGCGAAGAATTTGTTAAGTGGCAACCGGAAAAAAATTATTATAAAGGTCAAGTTGTCGAAGACGGAACAGTATTTTATAGAGTAACAAAAAATCATAAAAGTAACGCACAATTTGATGATACTAATTTAGTTCGACTTTCTGAAGCACCAGTTGTGGGCGGAAAATCTGCAACTGTAGCTCAAAAATTTAGTTCTATTACAAGTTATCTTAATTACGGTGAAACATTAAGAACTAGTCAAGAAGTAGTAGACTTTTTAATAGGTTATGGAGAATATTTAAATACACTAGGCTTTAAGTTTGAACAATTTGCTGGCTCTAATAATATTAAAAACTGGACATATGCAGTAAGAGAATTTTTATTCTGGACAACTCAAAACTGGGCACCAGGAAATGCACTATCTATAAGTCCTAGTGCAGAAT